CACACCTGCGTGATGAGGAGCATCTTTTTTTGGCGGACACAAATCCGGCCGATGAGGGGGAGGCGCACTTTGCTTACCAGCTTTTTTACAAAGATCGCCTCGCAGAAAACCACCCGTTTCCCGATGTCCAGGCTAAGTACGAACTGATTTCCTTTTCGCTGGATGACAATATTTGGATGACCCAATCGGAGCGGAACGAGATCTTCGCCCGTTACGCCCATGACGAAAGTAGACGCGACCGCTATTGCTACGGCAAATGGACCACCAGCACCGAAGCCGGCCTGTTCAGCGAAGTGTTCCTGGCCGACACGCATGTCCTGGGAAAGACGAGCGCCTACGACGAAGACGACTGGGAGATTATCCTTCCGAGCGAGGCCTGCTCGAAGATGGTTACAGGCTGGGACATTGGAACTTCAAAGAACCATTCGGCGCACATCCTGGAGCGCATCGGCACGGACGGCTTCCAGGGCAGCATCTTTCACGTTCTGGACGAGATCGTGTCTGTCGGAACCATGCTGACTGTCGAGGATTTCACGACGCTGGTGGATGAGCGGATTGCGTTTTGGGAGCGATACATCAGGGATCACTGCCACGTTCTGCCGGTGGAATGGAGGCACTGGTCGGATACTTCGGCATTCGACACGTTCCGCGCCTCGCTGGGATGCTTCGACCACATGATTGTCGCGGTGGCTTCCGAAGGCCGGATCATGCTGCAGGCGTGCCCGAAGGGGAAGGGATCGATCTTCAAGCGCGTGGATCTGCTCAGGAAGCTCCTGTTCCAGAACCGGATCTTCGTCTCGGCGCGCTGCGTCTGGACCGTGAAGATGCTGGGTTCGCTGAAGAAGGGGAAGACGAAGATGGAGCCGGTGCAGAGCAACGAGATGACCCACGTCTTCGACTCGCTCACCTACGCGCTGGCGCCCGAGCTGATCAACGAGCTGGTGGACTCGTGGAACCCGCACGTCGGACCGGCCGCACCCCGGATTGTGTCGGTGAAGCTATGATTTGAACCCGGCGATGCGTTCCCCGAGGATTCTGGAGTAATCGTGCATGATCCCGAGCTGCTCCTCAAGGAGGTCCTGCTCGTCCTCGTCCAAGGTGTTGAACGTCTCGCCGCCGACAAACACCTTCAGCCGATCGATCTTCCCGTCGAGATCCTTCTTCTCTTCAACGACTCGTTCCTGGTGCGGTTTCATAGTTGAGAATTTTCGCCGCAGTTTGATCCATTCGAATCACCGGGTTCAATGGAATAGTTGTGCCCTGTCTATGAGAGCGTTCCCGGATGGATAACGAGTAACGGCATAAAACCATCCGGTTCCGCTGAGCCATTGCTGATCCGGCCTGCGACGAAAATCAGGTTGTGGGCGATGCGATCCCCTTGAACTTGGCTGCGGCATCCTCAGCGATGTAATCCTCAAGCCGCTTTGTTTCCGCCATCTTCAAGGCCGAGATAACGTCGTCGATTGTCGCCCCGCGATTCCCCAAAAAGGTGATGGCGGCGTTGATCCCGATTTTTGACACGAGATTCATCAATGCGATCAGAAATGCTTCGCTCACGGGGCACCTGCTTTCGTTAGTTGCGACCGGAGAGTTGTCACTCGTTCCGGCGGCAGGATTGGAAAGATGACATCAATGAAGTGGTTTGCGGCTACCCTGGCCGCTTCCAACGCCGTCTTGGTATCGGCGGTTTGGCCTGCTTTAACCGCCTCAAACGCGCGCCGGGCTACGCCTGCCGCCTTGCGATATTCCGTATGTGCGGTCGATGCCCTGGCAGCCACCTCGGGCGTAACTAGGCCCTGGTTGAAAAGCCGGGCGTAATCCTTGGACGCCGAGTCGACAACGGCCGTGAGTGTGATCGTGCCCGTGTAAAGGCTCTGGCAACCCACAGCCGCCAGCAGCATCAAAGGAACGACGATCCCGGACAGGGCGAACCAAGAGGATTTCTTCATGGGCGGAGATTGGAGCGCGATCGCGAACGTGTCAATCGCTTTGGCGTGTCCTCTGATTGTGGAAGGCCATGCTGCCACTGGCAATTTCGGGTTGGACAGAATTGACCGATGAAATCCCGACGAAGCCGCGCTCCACAGTATCGGCAATGCGTCCATTTAACACGCTTGGCCATTGTTAAGCCGGTGTGAGCACCCCGGAAATCGCTTCAAGCAACATCTGCCGGCTGAACGGTTTCTTGAGCACGGCATTTGGCGGTGGGCTGAAATGTTCCGTTTCCGCCGCCCCCGTCATGAAGATCACCGGCGTCGTGTAATTCTGCCCCCTCAACAGCTCCATTAACTGCGGCCCGCTGATGACCGACATGCCCACGTCAGTCAGGACCGCGGCGATATTGCTGTTGCTCCTGAAGAACGATAGCGCCTCCATTCCGTTGGACGCCAGCAGCGGGCGGTAGCCTGCGTCCGTGAGGAGCATTTCGAGCATGGTCCTCATGGACGCTTCGTCGTCAACGATCAGAATGAGCCGGCCTCCGCCGTCGAACTGTTGCATCCGGGTTACCGCCTGCGCCTTGGTTTCTTCCTTGGCCATCGGCAGGTACACAAAGAAGCTCGTCCCGGCATCGCTCGTCTGAACCTGGATCTCCCCGCCGTGATCGTTTGCGATCTTGCGGCCCATGCTCAGCCCGAGCCCGGTTCCCTTCGATACCGCCTTGGTCGTGAAGAACGGTTCGAAGATCCGAGGAAGCACATCCGGCGGGATGCCTGGACCGTTGTCGCGCACCCGGATTGAAACAAACGCGCCCAGGTTTTGAGCCGACACAGCGAGGCTGCCTCCATTGGGCAGGACGTCGCGCGCATTCACGCACAGGTTCAGCAGCACCTGAAGAATCTGAGTGGGATCGCACTTGATCGAGGAAGTCATCGGCGCAGTCACAAAAGACGTGCGTATGTTTTTGGGGAACGAATCGCGCAGGAGTTTGCCCAGTTCAGTCAGCAGATATTCCGGGCTGACGATCTTCAGCGCGCTGCCGTTGCTGCCCCGGATGAACGTCAGGATCTGCTTGCTCATCTCCGCCCCGCGCCGCCCGGTGCTGTCCATCGTTTCCAGCACCCGGTTCACCGTGTCGGGCAGCGGATCCATGTAATCGCTCAGGAGCTTCCTGAGGATCTCGGGCCCGGCCACGAACACTTGCAGCAGGTTGTTGAGATCGTGCGTGAATCCAATGGTTGTGTGCCCGAGGATTTCCAGCCGGTTATCGCGTATGGCCTGCTCCTCAAGCTGCGACTTCTCGTGCGCGTCCCTGACCGCCCTGGCCAGCCCGGTCAATGCGTTCTTGAGAAAGAACCGCGAAGCGCCGGCGTCACAGGCCTTGTCCGCTTCCGCCGCGTCCACCGATCCTGTGACGATGATGACCGGGGTGATCCGGTGATGGGCTTTGGAGATGCGAATGGCCTCGATTCCATCCAACCCGGGCAACGAAAGGTCCGCCAGGATGCAGTCCCAGGGTTCGAGCACCATCTTCTCGAACATTTCCCGGTTGATCGCCACATCGACGACAGCCACCTCTCGGATTTCTCTGGCAACAAGGAGGGCATCATTCGGGTTGTCATCGACCAGAAGCACCTTCAATTTTGCCATGATTTATCCCAGGGTTTGCAGTCGTTCAGGAATAGGCGGCGGCGTGTCGCCGTTCTGTCTCTGCGAATCCTTTTGTTTCTCCCGCGCGCGCTGCCAGGCGGGGTTGATAAATGCGTACCAGGTCGTAAGCGCCGCGATCATCACCTTTATCTGGAACAGTTGATAATCACGCAGACCGACCGTTTTCCCCTCGTTTTCAAGCTGCTTGAACATGGACACGTTGTCGAAGGCCACATTGAGGACGGAGAGCGAAACGAGCAGTGTGCCGATCAGAGTCGGCATCGTGTAGAACTTGATGTTGTTCCCGCTTGCTTTGAAAAACCTGTCGGTGTCCCCCCTGTTTTTCTTGAGCCACGGAAAATAATTGGCCGCGATCACGCCCATCGCAACCCCGACCGCGACCGCGACTGAAATCCAGACAATCACTGTCCTCCAAATTGGCATCGAACAAGTTGGAAGGCTAGAATTTAAGCTGAAAAACCTTGGCCTGATGCGTGCTGACAGGGAACCGATCTGACATAAATGAGCGGCAGGTGCCAGCCGAGTCTCATCGGACCCCTGCCGCGCTTCTTACCTCGACGAAAACACCGCGACATTGCTCCACCCTGAACTCCCGATGGAATTCAAACTCCGGCAGCGATAGTAATACGTCTTCCGTTTCACAAACGCGGTGCTCGTATGCTGAACGCCTTGAGGAATGGTTTCAATCTCACCAAACGGCGCACCGTCAATGCTGCGCTCCAGTTTGGTGATCGTGGCCAAGTCGGAGACCCAACCCAAATCTAGGCGACTGCTCGATATTTTGATTGCGCGTAGGTCTTGAGGCGCACTTGGAGGCGTCTGCACTGGCGGCGGTTGATTCGTCGCCGCCATCTTCTGCACCGTAATCCTGTCCAGTTGCAAACCGCCTTCACGACCGCGCACAACGAGCGTGTGCTGGCCTGTGCTCAGCGTCCATGTCTTCGGCGAGAACTCCGGCGTGTTGAATCCGCCTGTGCCGCGCCAAGCCGCGATGCGATCCTGAAATCCTGTCGTCACTGGCACATCCCAAATCGTCATCGGATCAGTCGGTTCAGTATCGATGTTCAGAAACATTGAATTGGCTCCTTCACTCGGCGCGTTCAGGAACACGCTCACGGTGTAGCTGCCGGAATTGGTGATGTTGAATTTCCATGTCGCACGGCCACCGTCAACAAGCCCAGTCAATGCATCCTGGGTGATGAAGGTGCCGCTGGAGTAAAACGGCGGTGTCAGAGTGCCGCTCTCGGCTTCAAAGACGAGGCTGTATGTCACCGGGGGAGGAATGACCGTTGGCGTGTTTGTTACCACGTTGCTTGGCGGAGATTCCCCGGCTTGATTGAACGCCGTCACGTAGAATCGGCTCGTGAAATTCGTGTTCAACGGCACCACCTCTGTCGTTGCCACCGTTTCTAGCACCAACGTCGGTGACGGCGCAGTTCCGAGCAATTGCCAGATGCGGTAGCCCACCACATTCGTTTCCGGTGGCGGGTTCCAAGATAGCTGGATTGACGCCCCATTGAGTGTTGATTGGAGGACAAGGCACGAAAGAGCCAAGACTGAGAGCAGCGCCGACCGAGAGCGGCACGGTGACGCCATACGCCTTGCGATTGTCCCCTGGCAACCGGAAGAATTGAACCGAGTCATTATCCACCACGGCGAGCAACGGTCGAGGGTGTTTTTCATTGTATGGCGTGAAGATATAGGGATTCACCGCGTCAAAAGCCTCCAGACGAAATCCACCAGACCAATCAGCGCGAAGATGCCTGCGACGATGCAGGCAACAAACATGATTCCGACAACGCCTGGATGCGGTACGGTGGTGCGGTTTTCTTGTTTGACCGGAGGCATCAGAAGTTCCTCCGGTGTCTCAGCGTTGCGGTTTCGGTTTGGGAATCGCTTGCTCATAGTCCTCAAGGTTTCCAGATCGTCCTTGCTCAACTCCACGAGATGTTTCACGGGAGAGTTCTAGCAAGCCACACGACGAATGCAACCACGAGGATTACAAAGCTCGACCAAGATTGATCTGATGCCGCTGGACCGCCTTGTAGTAATTCAGAGCATCGGTGGCAGTCAAACCATACCCAACCGTCCAGAAGCACAATGTTCTGGCCGATGGATTGGAAACCGCGCCGTCTGCATTCAGGGCGTGGACGAAGATGGTTTCTGGAGCGTTATGAGCACCGCTGAGCGCCCCGGTCTGAGTTGCCAGCACCACACCGTTCCGATACGTCGCAGCCGCGTTTGTGGCTGTCCGGGTGGCAATATAGAATCCGGTGCCATTGGTGTCCGCTGCGCTCCATTGCAAAGACACCGTGTCGTTGACTTGCGCGTAGGTGTTTCCCAGGAAGTTGATAAGCGCATAAGCGGAACTATCGCTGCCAGCATCCGTCGCCCCAATGACGTGTTGGATCGCCGAACTCACGTTGCTCCGGCAATAGACCCCTACATGCGCTGCCTGCGTTAGCTGGCTCATTGTCACGGAACCTCCAGCAGCCGTGGCAAGCTGCATGTATTTCGTGCTGCCGTTACCCGTAACGCCAACGCCTTCGGAGTAGTCCGTCGCCAAGAACGCATTCGTCGTGATCTGCGCGTTCATGTTGGCTAGGTCATGGATCATCGCCATGCGAACGGCTTGGAAGTTCGTCCCCGTGTAGATTCCCATGCTGACGATCTTCGGGCGCAGACCCCACTGCTTGAGGTGTTGCATCAAGACCACGGCAGAAACGTAGCTGGTCGCCATTACGTCGCTGGAGTTGGTGCGGACTTGAGCACGCCAAGCGCGGGCCTCGTGATTATAGCTGTCAAAAAAGGCAGCGTTTCCCGTAGAAACAAGCAAGAGCAGAAGAAACAGAAATCTCATGGAGTTCGCTTTGAAGGTGTCGAAACAGATGCGTGAACCAAGCCATTGGTGAACACGTCAGAAACTAGCTGAAAGACACTCACCGCAGAATTATTTGTGTCGATTATAGGCATCACGCCTTCGGAAAAGCAGTAGAGATTTGTGAACGTGAGCACGCACGTACCAGTTGAGGGTTGCTGGACCATGAGCCAGCATTGACTCACAGATGTATTTGCCACATTCGATGGCGCTCCAACGTATCCATTCCCTGTGAGTTGTAGCTTAAAGACACCACCCCTCTGCACCAACGAAAAGTCCATCGCGCTCACATTAGTGCCAGTCATCGTGAGCGTGACGATGTTGGTCCCAGTTGTATCGCCGCCAGTGGCCGTCGCGCTAATCGTCAGCGTCGCCGGGTCCCACGCGATGCCGGTGCCGTAATTGGCGTTGGTCACAAGCCCGGTGCTCGTCGTCGCCAGCAAGTTCGTCTTTACCGGCTGGACCGACAGCGAGTTGGATACGATTACCGTGTTGTGATTGCCGCTCACCGTGAAGAAATTCGAGGTCGTGAGGTTGTTCTGCACCGTGATGTTGGTGACGATGATGTTCGATACCGTGAGCTGATTCACCACGGTCAGATTCGTCGTCGTGATGTTGTTGTAGGTCACGTCCTGAGCGATGTTCGTGGTGAATCCGAAACCGCCGGAACCGTTGTTGGTCAGAAGCCCGATTCCATTCGCTATGCCGCCAAGCGAATTTGTTCCGGTCCATTTCGCGAGGGTGTTGTTGGTGGCGCCGCCAGTTGGGCCGGATGGCACGGCGGCGCGGATTTGGAACACGCAGGTTAGAAGAACCAGAAGGATTTGTTGGATTTTCATACCCATGCGAGTCCGACCGTGTCCCACTCGAGCTGCCCGCCGCCTCCGGTTGGATACCAGATAGCAGGCAGGGTTGGATCGTCCGGGGCAGCCGGAGGCGATGCGCCGTCGTAGACCTGCTGCGCGACGCTGCCGCTTGCGCCTGATCCAGAACCGGAGCCGGCATCCGGA